ATCTCTCCCCGAGCGTCACCCACCAGCCGAGCTTGCTGGGCGGCGCCGAAAACATCAAGCTGCTCTTCGACGAAGAGCTGGACAACCGGCGCGAAACCCTGGCGCGGCAGCGCGCCTGGGAAGCGGTATCGCTGGATCTGGCGCAGACCGCCAGCCGTCGCGCGCAGAACGCCGCGACGATCGACCACGCCATCAACGCCGGCATCGTGTTGTCCGGCCAGGTGGGCACGACCGAGGGCCAGCAGACCGTATCGCCCGCCGGCACGGCCGCCAGCGAAACCACGAAGGGCGCTGTCGCCGCCGCCGGAGCTGGCGAAGCGGTGAGCGCCGAGGCCGTCACCGCCAACGTCGCGAACCTGTTCACGTCGCTGACGCCGGTGATCGCGAGCGCTTTGGCCGCTGCCATCTCGCAGACCATCGCGGCGCTCGTGCCGGTGGTGGTGACCGCGTCCGGAGGGGCGTCGACCCCTTCCCAGACGCAGGCCAAGGCCGCGTAGATCTCCCCATACGGGAGATCCCTACCGGGGGCGGTCGCGGACGCTTCGGCTTCGCGGCCGCCTCCAAGGGCCTTTTCGTGTGGACCAGAAAGGACAAGACGATGAACTTTTTGCAGATCATTCAAACGATTCTCAGCGTGGCTCCCTCCGGCATTCAGTTGACGCAGGAGGTGGTGGCGCTCGTTCAGGCCATCGAAGCCGCTTTCACCGCCGGCCAGACTCCGGCGACTCACCAGCAGGCCGTGGCGTCTGCTCTCGGCGCACACCTCGCCAAGGCGTAACTCCCCACCAAAATGAAGACCGCGCAAGATACGACCACGAGTCAGGAGAGTTCCGTGACGCCCGAGCGTGTCTTGCGCGATCTTCTCGTGGAGCGATGGCAGGTCGACCGCCTGATTCCCTACATCCGCAATGCGAGGACGCATTCGGAGGAACAGGTTGCGCAGGTCGCCGCCAGCATCGTCGAGTTTGGATGGACCAATCCACTCCTGGTCGGCGCGGACGGAGTGATCATCGCGGGTCACGCGCGCCTGCTCGCCGCCCGGAAACTCGGGATGACCGAAGTCCCGGTCATCGTCCTCGACCACCTCTCCGAAACACAGCGGCGCGCGCTGGTCATCGCTGACAATCGTCTGGCGATGAATGCCGGTTGGGACGAGGAGATGCTGCGGGTCGAGCTGGAGTCGCTCCAGGTGGACGGCTTCAATCTGGACATCGTGGGCTTCAGCGATGAGGAAATTGAGGCACTGCTCCAGGAACCGGAAGAGGCTCGCGCCGGGAACACCGATGACGATGCGGTCCCGGAGACGCCGGAGACGGCGGTCACGGTCCCCGGCGATGTGTGGATTCTGGGGGAGCACCGCCTGCTCTGCGGCGACAGCACGCAGATGGAATCCGTGGAGAAGGTGCTTGCCGGCGGCCTGGCCGATATTGTCTTCACAGATCCGCCGTACAACGTGAACTACGGCGCGACGATGAAGGACAAGCTCCGCAAGAAGAATCGCAAGATCGCCAACGACAATCTGGGCGATGGCTTCGAGCAGTTCCTGCGGGACTCCTGCACGAACCTGTTGGCGGTGACCAAGGGCGCCATCTACATCTGCATGTCGTCATCCGAGATCCACACGCTGCAGCGGGTGTTCCGCGAGGCGGGAGGACACTGGTCTACGTTCATCGTGTGGGCGAAGAACACCTTCACGATGGGGCGTTCCGATTACCAGCGCCAGTACGAACCGATCCTGTACGGATGGAAGGAAGGCACGGATCATTTCTGGTGCGGCGCCCGCGATCAGGGAGACGTCTGGTTCATCAAGAAGCCTTCGGTGAACGATCTGCACCCGACGATGAAGCCTGTGGAACTGGTGGAACGCGCCATCAGGAACAGCAGCAAGGGCCGCGATACCGTGCTCGATCCGTTCGGCGGCTCTGGCACGACGTTGATCGCTTGCGAAAAGTCCGGCCGCCAGGCGCGCGTCATTGAGTTGGACCCGAAGTACTGCGATGTGATCGTCACCAGGTGGCAGGAGTTCACCGGGAAGCAGTCGATGCACGCAGAGAGCGGGCGCGCGTTCGCGGACACGCGCAAGTCAAACGAGGAGGATCGATGCCAACCCCTGGAATCATAGTGGCCGCGATGTTCGTCGCTCTGGTGGTAATCGGAGCACAGAAGACCGCGCATGGCGTGAAGAAGGCGGGTCACCAGATCGGATGCCTTGCGAAGATGGGCCACAAATGCCCGCCGAAGCCGCCGCCTGCAGCGGCGAAGTAAGAGCCGCGGCGCCGGATCTCCAACGTGAGATGGCGCGGTGCCGCGCGGAGATCGCCGCCGTCGAAGCGTTGCTGCGCGACGGTCACACGGATGTACAGGGCCTGTGTTTGGCACTCTCGGACTGGTCCGCCGAGCTACGCATTCTGGAGAGGGAACGTGAACGATCATCTATTTCAGATTCTGATCCCCATAACCGGGCTGGTGTCCGGACTGATCGCGACCTATGTCAGCCTTCAGAATCGGGCGCTGCTCGCCGAGGTGCGTAGGGAGTTGGCCGAGTTGGAGAATCGCATCATTGCGCGGATCAACGGTACCTATGTCCGCGCGGGGGAATGCCAACTCCGGGAGCAGCTGGTCCACGAAAGACTCGCCGCCATCGCCGAGGATCTGAAGAACAGAAACGCCGCCGGCGATTAGACCGGCGGCGCGTGTCAGTGCGGGGCTGTTACTGCGCGACCTTGTAAGCGCGCACCCCATCGGGACGCTTGAAGGATTCGACGGTAAGGCCCATCTTCTTTCCGAGGCTGCCGGAGATGAAGCCGCGGACGCTGTGAGCCTGCCAGTCGGTAGCGGACATGATGTCAGCGAGCGTAGCGCCGTCCGGGCGTTTCAGCATGTCGAGGACGATGGCTTTCTTGCTGCCGTCGCGCGCCGTGGGCGTGGCGTCCTTGGCGGTGGCGGCCTTGGTCGCCTTCGCCTTCTTCGGCGCAACCGGGGCGGCCTGTGGCGCGGGAGTTGGCGTCAGGGCTTGGATGGCCTTCCAGATGCGCGCGACCGCCGTCTTGCGGTCGGTGAACTTCTTGACCGGCTTCAGTTCGCCGAAGGGCGGCGCTCCGGCGAAGGCGTTCCAGACTTCGACGAACCGTGTGATGGGCCAGTCGGTGGACAGCTTGGCGAACTCCTTTTCGGTGGTGAAACGATCTTGGCCTTCTGAAATCTGCTCGGCGGCGGCGAAGGCAGTGATGTTGTTGTCGGTGTCTATGGTGAAAGTCGTCATGGTGGTCTCCTGATTCAGAATTCGATCTCGTCGGCGATCCGACGCGCCTCTTCTTCAGTGAGGCGTTGCAGGCCTCCCTGCTTGATCCACTGGTCAACGGCATCCTGGACAGCGTTCCAGAAGTCCGTCTCGTTGTTGTCGAAGGGTCTCTCGAACGCCCCGCCGTAGCCGTTGGCGTCCGTGTAGTCGTGCAGTTCGCTGAAGGAGGCGCAAGTGCTGGGGACGGTCCCGGCGGCGACGTCCGCGAGGATCTCGGCCTTGGCCCGTTCCACAACGCGGCGCAGTTCGTCGGCGCTGAAGTCCGGCAGGCGCGGGTTGCGGATTTGCTCGGGGCACACTCCTCCAGCGGGCTTCACCTCCGAGCGCAGGCGGGCGGCTGTGCGGATTCGGATCTCGCGGCCGGTGGCGAGGTTGGTGCCGTACCATCCGCCGCGCGGGTGTTCGCGGGTGAGGCGAACCTTGGCCAGCGTGCCGCTGACCTTCACGATGTAGGTCGTGCCGATTTGTACGTTGCGTTTTTGCATGGTCAGTACTCCAGTCCTTTTTGGTCCACCGCGCTGCGGTCGCCCAGGCTGGCCAGGACGTAGGCCAGTTCCTCGGTGACGCGGCCGAGGTCGCCAGCATACCCCCAGTTGGCGGGTTCCTGAGTCTGGTCCTTCTGGTGTTGCTCCAGGCGGCTGGCGATGCGCTTCAGCAAGTCCTGGCACTCGGCGTGGCGTTCGGCGTAGCAGGCGGCGGCGGTTTGTTTGGTGGTCTTGGTGGTGCGTGGCATCGAACACATACATCACTTCAGTCGCGGCGAATAGCAACTCTGAAGTTCGAGTTTTCAAAAGAAAGATTCTCTTGGCGAACGTATGGCGATGATGGGCATTTCTCTGCGGGCCTACGCGCGGATGCGCGGGTGCAGTCTGCCCGCCGTGCAGAAAGCCATCGCCAGCAAGCGCATCACCACGCTGCCGGACGGGAGCATCGACCCGGAGCGCGCCAACCAGGAATGGGCCAGGAACACCTTCGCCGGCCAGACGGTCAATCGAACAGCGGCCGCAGCACCGAAGGAACGCGTTTCCCCGATGCCCGAACCGCCGACGGCAACGGGCGATCCGGTTGCTCAATACCTGCGTGCCCGAGCGGTCAAAACGAGCTTCGAGGCGAGAACCGCGCAGTTGGAATATGAGGAGCGCGCCGGCAAGCTGATCCAGGCGGTTCGCGCCTCGGAGTACGCCGCGAGTTTCTCGGCCATCGTGAAAGACCACCTCCAGGCGCGCGCAGACCGTTTGGCGCCCATGCTGGCCGCCGTCAACGACGAGAAAGCCATCCATCGGCTACTGAAGAACGATGATGAGGCCGTACTGCGCAAAGTGAGCAAAGCCATCGCGGACGCGGGTTTGTAACATGCATCCGTTCTCCATCCACGAAGTCGGAGCCGCGGCCATGCTGCCGCCGCGCGAGATTACCGTTTCGCAGTGGGCGGATGAGAACCGCGTTCTGACCGGCGGCGCGGCGGCCGAGAGGGGCCAGTGGCGCACTCGACCTTACCAACGGGAGCCGATGGACGTGCTCAGCCCCAGCCATCCCTGCCGCCAGGTGGTGGTGCTGTCGGGAGCTCAGATCCTCAAGACGGAGGTGCTCCTCAACTTCATCGGTTTTATCGCCGATGTGGATCCGGGGCCGGTGTTGGTGGTGGAGCCGCGCACAGAGGATGCCAAGGCACTATCGAAGGACCGAGTGGCGCCCATGTTCCGCGCCACGCCTGCGCTGCGCGGGAAGATCGCGCCCGTCAAGTCGCGCGATTCGAGCAACACGACTTTACACAAGGTTCTCGCGAATGGCGCAGGGCAAATCACGCTGACCGGGGCGATCTCGCCCTCGGGACTCGCCATGCGGCCGATCCGATATGCACTCCTGGATGAGGTGGACCGTTACCCGGCGAGCGCGGGCACGGAGGGCGACCCGGTGTCGCTGGCGATCCAGCGCACCGCGGAGTTCGCCCACAACAAGAAGATCGTGATGGCGTCCACGCCGACGATCAAGGGCGTCAGCCGCATCGAGTTGGCGTGGCGTGAGAGCGACCAGCGCGATTACTTCGTGCCCTGCCCCCAGTGCGGATGCTTTCAGGTGCTCGCGTTCGGCGATGGCACGGGGCCGGGCGTGGTGTGGCCGGAGGGGAAACCCGAAGACGCTGCGTATCGTTGCGCCGGCTGCCACGAGTTGATTCCTCACCGCTTGAAAGCCGAGATGGTGGAGCGCGGCGAGTACCGCGCGGCGAACCCGTCCTCGCCGATTCCCGGCTTCCGCGTTTCGCAATTGATCTCGCCGAAGAAATCCTGGGGCGAGATTGCGGTGGAGTTCATGGCTGCCAAAAAGTCGCCGGAGACGCTGAAAGCATTCCTGAACACGGTGCTCGCTGAATTGTGGGAGGAGACCCACGAAGTAGCGACGGACGCCCACGGGTTGTGGAACCGCTGCGAGCCGTTCGAAGCCGAGGCGCCCGAAGGAGTCGCTCTGATTACGGCTGGCGTCGACGTGCAAGCCGACCGCCTGGAGATGGAAATCGCCGGATGGGGGCGCGATGAAGAATCCTGGTCGATTGCCTACCACGTGATTCCCGGCGATGTTACCCGCAACGAGGTGTGGGAACACTTGGAGGGCCTGCTGCTCTCGGAGTATCTGCATGCATCGGGGCTGCCGATGCGGATCGTGGCGACGTGCATCGACTGCGGGTTCAAGGATGCCACCGTGCTGCATTTCACGCGCGACCGTTACAACCGGCGTGTCTATGCCACCAAAGGACGCGCGGGCGAGTCGCCGATCTGGCCGCGCAAGCCGAGCCGGAAGAACCAAACGCCATTTTTCATGATCGGCGTGGATGCGGCGAAGACGGCGATCTATGACCGGCTGAAGCTCCGGGACGTGGGGCCAGGCTATTGCCACTTCCCGATCGGGCGGGACCTCGAGTACTTCGAGCAGTTGACCGCCGAGAGAAAGTTCACGCGGTACCACAACGGGTTTCCGAAACAGGAATGGCGGAAGCCGGCCAATGCCCGCAATGAAGGCTTGGACGCGCGGGTCCTCGCGTACGCGGCGCTGCACGCGCTGTACGCCAGCGGTTTGAAACTGCCGGTTCATTGTGACCGCTTTGCGCGGATGGTTCAGGCGCGACGCGGGGAGACGCCGTCGGCAATTCCGGTGGCTACAAAGACCAGCACCGACCGCCCCGCACCTCCCAGCGAGCGCGGCGAAGACCCCTGGATACCGCGCCGCAACTGGTTCGGGCGAAATTGATATGGCTTTGACGACTCAGCAGTTGCAGGCGAACCTGGACGCGGTCACCCAGGCCATCGGAGGCCCGACGCTCAAAGTCCGCTTCCCGGATGGGCGCGAGGTAACTTACCGCTCAACGGACGAGCTTCTAAAGGCGAAGGCCGCCATCGAAGAGGATATCCGGAAGACCAGCGGGCAGACCGGGAGCCGCGTTCGCTTCGCCCAGCACCAGCGCGGCGACGGTCCCACGGGCCCAACGCTGGACGACCGCTGGTAACGAAATGAATCTTCTCGACAAGGCCATCAGCATCGTGGCGCCGCGCGTTGCGTTGCAGCGTGTGCGCAGTCGCGTGGCACTCGAATTGACCACGGGCTATCTGGAGCGCCACGCGCAGCGGTTCCGCTACGAAGGCGCCACCGCAGGACGCCGCGCAAACGGTTGGTATGCCGCCTCGACCGACGCCAACGTCGAGCTGATGGGGTCGCTCATCTGGCTCCGCAACCGCAGCCGTGATCTCATCCGCAACAATCCGTATGCGGCGCGCGCGGTGGAGGAGCTGGCCGGCAATGTGGTTGGGACTGGTATCGTTCCGAAGGCCAAAACCGGCAACACGGCCATCGACAAGATCATCGATGCCGAATGGCCGTTCTTCGCCGACGGCTGCGACACGCCGCAACGCCTCGATTTCTATGGCATGCAGACGCTGACCGTCCGCACCATGGCGGAATCGGGAGAAGCGATTGTGCGTTTCCGGCCGCGACCCGCGGACGCCGGTCTGCGCGTTCCGCTTCAGCTTCAAATGCTCGAAGCCGATTTCCTCGATCAGGCCCGCACGATGGGCCTAGTCAACGGCCATGTGATGGAGGGCGTGCAGTTCGACGAGATGGGACGCCGCGTCGCATACTGGCTGTTCAGTTACCACCCCGGCGGCGTGCTGATCCTCAATCCGCGTGGCGGCATTGTGAGCCAGCCGGTTCCGGCCGACCAGATCATGCACGTTTACCGCGTGCTTCGGCCTGGCCAGGTGCGCGGCGTGCCGTGGCTCGCGCCGGTGATGATGGCGCTTCGCGATCTTGACGACTACTGCGACGCGGAGCGGGTCCGCAAGAAAGTGGAAGCCTGTGTCACGGCGTTCGTGCAGCAACCGGAAGGCGTCGATGGCGATCCGCTGGGCATCGCGGGAACCGATCCATCCAGTGGGCTTCCGGTCGAGAGTTTTCAGCCCGGCATGGTTGAGTATCTGAAGCCCGGCCAGGACATCAAGTTCAACAATCCGCCGCCGGCGGGCGGGTACCGCGAATACAAGATGACCGAGTTGCAGGGGATCATGGCCGGCATCGGCCTGCCATACGAGCTCGGCACGGGCGACATGTCGCAGGTGAATTACTCCTCCTGGCGCGGTGGGATGCTCGGCTTCCGCAACACGGTGGAGGCTTTCCGCTGGCTCACACTGATCCCGTTATTCGCGATGCCTGTGTGGCGGCGCTTCATTGACACGCTGATTCTGCAGGGCAAGATTCCGAAGTCCGCCGCGAACGATCCGCAGATCGGGTTGCGCAGTGTTCAGTGGACCGCGCCGCGTTTCGAGTCGGTCGATCCGGTGAAGGACGCGGAGGGCGTATTGAAGGACGTCCGCATGGGCCGCAAGACCTGGTTCGAGGCGGTGCTGGAGAACGGTTACGATCCTCCCACCCAACTCCAGCAGATCGCACTGTTTAACAAGCTGGTGGACAAATTCGAAATCATCCTGGATTCGGACCCGCGCAACACCACGCTGCGCGGCCAGGAGCAGCCGGCGGCAACGGAAGAGCGGACGCCGAGCAGCAAAGCGGCTCCCACCAAGTCCAAGGGCCAGGGCTTCACGGGTCTCTCGGAAGAGGACCTGGGCATGGTCAAGGATCTACTCGTCGCTGGCATGTCGCGCACGGGCAGCGGTTTCGAATCGGCACCACGGCTCTACCGCGGCTAAAGACTCAACCACAAGGAAGGACGTTTATGAAAGGGAACCCACAGGTAATCGCCGGGCTTCAGGAGGCCGCCAACATTGAGGGATCCATGATGCTTCAGTATCTTCTCGACCAGCGCGACGTCAAGCGCCTGGGCCTGGATCTGGCCGACGGCCTTAAGCAGATGAAGGAGCAGTGCGAGGACCACATGAAGTGCCTGGTGAGCCGCGTGCTGTTCCTCGAGGGCGCGCCCACGATTGAGCTGAAGCCCGCCGCGACCCACGATAGCGTCACCGAGATTCTGAACGATGCCTTTGCCGCCGAGCAGGCTGCCATCGCGCGGTTCACCGATCTCTGCAAACAGTGCTACGACGCCGGCGACATGTCGAACTTCCACTTCTACCAGCACCTCGTGAAGTGGCATCGCGAGGGCGACGACAAGTTCAAGGGCCATGTCGCGTGGTTGCAGAAGCAACTCTACCAGTTGAAGAAGCTGGGAGAAAACGACTACATCGCCGTCAGCGCGGTGAAGGATTAGGAGGCACGATGCCGCTTCTACGAACGGAAACATCCCCTGCGGGTACGGGCGCGCCGCCGGCCGCGCAGTATGACGCCGAGATCTTCGCGGCCGACGCGCAAGTACTGCCGAGCACGGCCAATGCCAAGGACGGCACCATCGATGTGGTCTGGTACAGCGGTGCTGCCGTCCCGAGGGTTGACCGCGCGACCGGTGAACCCTACATGCTCCAGCTCGACATGCAGGGGTGCCGCTTCGACCGGCTGAACAATGGCGCGCCGGTATTCGACACCCATTTCACCGGGGACGATTTCAAGTCCCTCATGGCGGGCAAGGTCGGCACGCGGGCCCAGTTGGGCGTGGTGCGCCGCGCGTGGCCCAATGGCGATAAGGGCATGGCCACGCTGCAGTTCGATCTGGGCGATCCGGACGGCGCCGAGATGTTCCGCAAAGCCAGCACCGGCATCCTGCAAAACCTCAGCTTTGGAACCTTCGTGTACAAACGCGAAAAGGTGGACGCGCAGACCGAGGGGATGCCGGAGGGCAAACCGCCCTACCTGAACGACAAAGAGATCGGCATGTTCAAGGCTACCGACTGGGAGCCGTTCGAAATCTCGCCCTGCACTGTGCCGGCCGATTTCAATACGTGCTTTCTGAGCGCACAACCGAACGATTCAGTACGGGCAATCAGCCCACAAAAGGAGAAACCTGCAATGGAACAGACGACCACGCAGGACACGGGCGCGGATGCCCGTACTGTGAACGAACAGGCCCTGGCCGCCGCGCGGGAAGAGGCGGTCCAGGCCGAACGGGAGCGCGTCAGCGAAATCCAAACGCTGGGCGCGACCGCAATCAAATACGGGATCGACGAGACCGTCATCAGCGACTTCATCGCCAAGGGCGTGCCCGTCGATCAGGCGCGGAAGGAGCTGTTCGCCCATCTCGCGACCAAGGGCCAACAGGGAGTCCCGCCGCGCGCGGGCGCCGACGGCCCGGCGTTCCCGATTCGCGCCGAGCGCGGCGGATCTGTGACCCGCGACGGCATGGAACAGCGCCTTGCCTGCATGCAGATGGCTCTGCTGCTGCGTGCGGATGGGCGGTTCTTCCTGGCGCGGCGCCGGGATCACAACGGCAACGAAACCGGCGAATACCTCGATGGTTACGGTCCCGAGCAGCAGCGGCGTGCCGTTGAGATGGCCCGCGAGTACCGCAATTTCAAGCTCATCGACATGGCGAAGGAAGCCCTGGAACTGCGCGGCACCAACCCACGCGGGATGGATGTGACGCGGATTGCGGAGCTGGCACTCCAGGGATCCTCGCGGGGACGGGAGTTCTTCGCGGGCGGTGCCGAATCGACCGCGGACTTCCCGGCGATCCTGGCCAACGTCGCCAACAAGACTCTGCGTCAGGGCTACGAGGCCTACCCGCGCACATTCCAGCCCTTCTGCCGGCAGGTGACGGCGCAGGACTTCAAGCCCATCAACCGTGTGATGCTCGCCGACGCGCCGGTCTTGCAGGCGCTGAATGAGAAGGGCGAATACCATCGCGCCAACCTGACCGACAACAACATCAACTACGCGCTCGGCACCTATGGCGAGATCGTGGCATTGACGCGCAAGGTCATCATCAACGACGACCTCCAGGCGTTCACCCGCGTCCCGGCATTGCTCGGTGTGGCCGCGGCGCAACTCGAATCGAACACCGTCTGGGGCATCATCACATCGAATCCGGCGGCAGTGTACGCGGGCGACAAGAACTCTACCGCACTGTTCCACGCCAATCACGCCAATCTGCTGACCGGCGTGGCCAGCGCCATCGATTCCACCGTTGCCAACTCCGCCCCGCTGACCGCGCTGGGCAAGGGGCGCGGCGCGATGCGGTTGCAGAAGGGACCGCAGGGCACCCCGCTGAATCTCATTCCGCGGTTCATTGCCGTGCCGACGGCGCTGGAGACTTACATGCTCCAGCTTGTGTACCCCATCAATATCGCTTCGGCGGATGCGACGAAGGTTGTGCCGGAGTGGGTGCGCAGCCTGATTCCGGTGGTCGAGCCGCGTCTCGATGCATCCACCAATGGGACCACGGGCTGGTATCTGATCGCGGACCCGGCGCAGATCGACACCGTGGAGTACTGCTACCTGGAAGGGCAGCAGGGCGTGTACATCGAAACCAAGCAGGGTTTCGAAGTGGATGGCGTCGAGATCAAGGCGCGCATGGATTTCGGCGCGGCGGCTCTCGACTATCGCGGGCTTCAGAAGAACGCCGGCCAGTAGGGCGGGCATAAGGAACAGGAGAAAAACCGATGCAGAATTACGTTCAAAAAGGTCAAACCCTCACGGTTGTCGCGCCCTACGCTCTGCTCAGTGGTGGCGGTTGCCAGGTCGGCAACATCTTCGGCGTGACGGTCAACAGTCAGAACATAGGCGACTCGAGCGAGTTGGTAGTGGAGGGCGTGTTCGATCTGGCGAAAGACGCGAGCACGTTCAACCCCGGCGACAAAGTTTTCTGGAACAACACCGCCCTGCAGGCCACGTCAAGCCCGTTGACGGCGGCCGGCGTCTCGAACAAGGAGATCGGCTATGCGGTGCTCAGTCAGGCGAGCGGCGTGAACGCGCCGGGCGGCCTGACTGGCGATGCGACCGTTCGCGTGCGGCTCAATCCGCTCGGCTTCGGTCCGGTGCAGGCGGCGGACACCGATCCGTCGCTGATTCAGAAAACGGTGGTGACGCTCACGGCGGCGCAGATCATGGCCATGTTCGGAGCGGCGGTCAGCATCCTGCCAGCACCCGCAGCCGGACAGGTACTCGTGGTGGATCAGTTCATCGTACAGATGAAGCCCGGCGCCACGCAGTTCACCGGTGGCGGCGCGGTGTCGTTCCAGTATCACGGGACCGGCGTCGTGCCGCACTCGTCCACCATCCCCGCCGCCACCATCACCAGCGCGGCGGCGAGCGAGAACGTGGTGCCGCCGCCCACGGGCGTCATCCAACCGCCAGCGGCAACCGGCATCGACATTGTCAACGCCACGGGCGCCTTCGCCACCGGCAACGGCACGATGGTCGTGACGGTGTTCTACTCGATCATCACGCTCAACTAAGCGCCGCCGTCGTGCGCCGCATCACTATATATGTCGGACTGGCCCACCATCGATGCGGCGGCGAACGCCGTTATGCAGCAGACGTTCGGCGAGCCGGTGGTGTATCAATCCGTGCAGGCTGGCGTGGCGGTTGGCGATCCGGTGACCATCACCGCCATCCGCCACGCACGCGTGCGCGACGAGTCCGGCGCACTGGCGAACGTCGAGGAGATTTCCGTCAATCCCTGCGACCTTGCGAACTTCCCGCAGCGTGGTGATTGGGTGACCGCCTGGGGATCGCAGTTCGTGGTGACCACCGTTCGCCAACCGGACCCGTACGGCTTGGCCGAGCTTTCGCTGATGGCGCGGTCCCAATGACTAACCCAAAAACGATCCTGGCCGAGTGGGTGACGGCGCTCCAGGCTCTGCCGAACCTGGTGGATGCCCTGGGCGGGGATGGCAGCTACATCCAGTTCTACACGGAGAACGCCACAGTCTTTGGCCAGCCGACGCAAAACAATATTCGGCTGGCGATTCTTTCGATGCCGCCCGGCTCGATCATGATCGCATGGCAGGGCACCGGGCCCGGCAGACTCGGTAATGCGCTCGTGTTTGTGCATGATTTCTCGCTGTATTTACGCGCGCCGGAAGAGGCCGACGTCGGCTACGAGGATCTCTTCAACTGGATCGTGAACGACGTGCCGGCGGGCAGCAGCCTCCGGATGCTGCACACTGCCATCGATCCGAACTGCGAGCCGATGGACTTCTACCTGCCGTCGGCGCGCCGCAATACGGTCGTGATCAGCCCGGATGGAGCCACTTTCGAGTACTTCGAGGTGCCTGTGCGGCTGATCGAATCTTACAACCCGTAGTTTTCCCGAGAGGAAGAAGCGATGGCGGAAATGGTGTTTCTTCGGTCGCCTCAAGGCGATGAGATCAAGGAAATTGAGGCGACTGCGGAAAAACTCTCACCGTGGATGTCCTCTGGATGGCATCAGGTTCCCGCGCCGGAGGCGGCACAGAAGCCGGTAGTTGTGGCTGAGGAGGAAAAGCAGCATGGCTAACATCAGTGAACTGCTGAACGGTTGGGGGTTCGGCAAACAGACCGCCATCGGAACGGCCAACTTGGTGGCCACGATCTGGCGTCACACGAATCTCAATACCAAACCGTGGGCGAAGGTCCCCGTGAACGAGGACGACCGGGCGGAAATCGGCAAAGGCCACGAGTTCCCGACCCAGCTTTTCAAGTCGCATTACAACATGCCCGCCTACGAGCTCTCGAAGTACGCCTCGTCGGAGTTCCTGGCGTGGGCAATGTCCTTCTCCATGGGCAACGTCGTCGTGAGCGGCAGCGGTCCGTACACGTACACCATCGTTCCGGCGTTGGGAGCCACGAACCCTACCGGCCTTGAGCTGCCCTACTTCTCGTTCGTGCAGCAGATCCGGCCCGGTGGCTCTGCGGTGCTGGACGAAATGCTGGTGGGCTGCGCGGTGAAG